GCGTCGTATGGCACGCCGTCGAAGACGCCGAAGAAGAGCGAGGCCGTTCGGCTGTCCCGCGGCGCACAGCGCGCGGTCGCGGTGCGGATGGACGGGTCGTGGGTGTCACTGTGGACGTGGGGGCGGGACACGTTCTTCACCCGCTCGGACACCCTGGAGGCGTTCACGACGGCCATCACGGGCGCGGTGCAGGGCTGCGATAAGCCGCCCGTGAGCACGCTGGCGCCGTTGCACGGGTGCGCGGTGACGAGCATGAAGTTCGTCCGGTGCGCGACGTGGGGCGCGATTCAGGGGCCGGAGGTCGCGCCGTGATCTACGTTGCCGTGGACGAGGAGTTGATCAATGCGCTTGATCAGTGGAGTCCTCCGGTCGAAGTGATGATCGAGAAGACCGGCAACGAGTGGCAGATGGTTGCGCGCAAGCATGCCTGCCCTGTGGATAACCCTGTGGATAGTGATGGAGCTTCTGTTGCCTCCCCAGAAGCTTGAGAAGCCGTGGACGCGCCGGCAGCTGATCGTTGAGCTGGCGCTGTCCGGGAAGCCTCAGACGCAACTCGCGGAGGAGTACGGGGTAGCGCAGTCGGCCGTCAGTCAGTTCGCCGCCCGGCACCGGCAGACCATCGAGCAGGTGCGCGCCGACAAGGAGAACGAGTTCGCGGGCATCGCCATCGCAGACAAGGCGGTGCGGCTGGCCGCCTACCTGGACGTGCTGGACACGGCGCTGACGCAGACGCCGAAGGTCAACGGCAAGGGCGAGATCGTGTACGGCCTGCCGGACGAGAACGGGGAGCGGCACCCGATCATGGAGATCGACGCGGGGGTTGCGGCGAAGATCCTGCGCAACGTGGCGGAGGAGCTCGGCCACCTGCCGAACCGGGTGACGCTGGGTGGCGAGGTGGGCCTGACGACGCGGTACACGGTCGAAGGTGTAGATCCGGGAGCGATGCAGTGAGTTCGGGGGCAAGGCTGGCGGTAGTCATGGCGGGGATCGCTGTGTTCATGTGGGGCGGTACGACCGTTGCGGCGTGGACGAGCGGCTACACGTTCGGCATGGCAGCGCTCTGCTCGGCGGGCGTAATCGCCGCTGCGGGTGTGCTGGTGCTGGTGGTCATGGCGGCTGTGTTGTGGGCGGCGGGCGGGCGATGACCGACTTCTTCAAGACGGCGCGCGCTGCCGGCGCGGCGGAGTACGGCCGGGCGCGGGCGGAGCGGTACGGCAGGCGCGCGAGGGCGGCGCGAGTGCTCGGTGTCCTGGCTGTGTGTGTGCTGTTGCTGGCGACGATCGCTGCGGCGCATGGTGCGTTCGGCGGGTAGCTCTGATACGGTCAGGACTGCGTGATACCCCCACATGATCGGCCCCGCTCTCCTCCGATGGAGCGGGGCCGATCTGTCATAGTCGACCCATGCAGGTGCTCCAACATCATTTCGAGCCACGCGGCGCCGCCCGCGCCATGATGAACAGTCGCGCCTCAGAGATCCTGATCTCCGGCGCGGCCGGCACTGGCAAATCCCGGGCCGTGCTCGAAAAGATCAACCTGATGTGCCTGCTCACCCCCGGCGTCCGTGCGCTCATCCTGCGCAAGACGGCGCGCTCCCTGGCCACCTCCGCGCTGCGCACCTGGGAACGCGACGTCGTACCCGAGGGCATCCGCACCGGGGCGATCAACTTCTATGGGGGAAGCGCCCGGGAGCCGGCACAGTACCGCTATGACAATGGCAGCGCCGTCGTCATCGGTGGCCTCGATGATCCGATGAAGGTCATGTCGACGGAATACGACATCGCGTTCATCCAGGAGTGCACCGAGGTCAGCGAGGAGGACTGGGAGTCCGTCAGCATCCGGCTGCGCAACGGCGCGCTCAAGTCCGGCCTGCACCAGATGATCGGCGACTGCAACCCCAGCCACCCCACGCACTGGCTGCTGGAGCGCGCGAAGTCCGGCAAGCTGCAACACCTCGTCAGCGCGCATGAGGACAACCCGCGCTACTTCCACCCCGACGGCACCCCGACAGCAGAAGGCGTCGCTTACATCGCCCGCCTCGACAGCCTCACCGGGGTCCGCTACCTGCGGCTGCGCAAGAACATCTGGGCAGCAGCCGAAGGTGTGATCTACGAGAGCTTCGACCGCAACCTCCATGTCATCCCGCGTTTTCCGGTGCCGGCCAACTGGGAGCGGATCTGGACGATTGACTTCGGGTTCACCAACCCGTTTGTGTGGCAGGACTGGGCGCTCGACGGTGACCGGCGCGCCTACCTCGTCCGCGAGATCTACATGACCGGCCGGCTGGTGGAGGACCACGCCCGGCAGATCATGGCGCTGGGCGGGCCGGCCCCGTCCGCCGTGGTGGTCGACCACGATGCGGAGGACCGGGCCACGTTCGAGCGGCACACCGGGTTCGGGACGGTGCCCGCGCACAAGGCTGTCACCGAGGGCATCGAGCTGGTGGAGTCCAGGCTGCGCCTCGCCGGTGACGGCAAGCCACGCATGATGTTCTTCGACGATGCGCTGATCGAGCGCGACCCCAGCTTGGTGGAGCGCAAACTGCCGACGTGCACGGTGGACGAGATCCCGGGCTACATCTGGGCGGCCGAACCGCCGGGCGGGGACCGCAAGCAGCGCCAGCCGGTGAAGCGAAACGATCATGGCGCGGACGCTGCAAGGTACTTAACGGCTGAAATCGACCTGCACGGACCGACAAACGTCCGTTGGGGGTAGGGCGCATACTGGGCTCGGTCGCGTATCCTGCGGCAAAGATCATGGGGAGCGTGACCGGTTGACCACCATCCAGCTGGCATGGAAGCAGGCGCGCGCCGCCCGCACGCCGCACCGCCGCCGCACGCCGCTGCTGGTCGCGCTGGTCGCCTACCTCGCCCGGGTCCTGCCCACCTGGAAGCGCGCCCGGACCACCGTCATGCAGTGGACCGCGTTCGGTGCGCTCACCTTCGGCATGTTCCAGTGGTCGATCATCGCCGGGTTCGTCGCCGCAGGCGTGAGCCTGCTCTTCCTGGAATTCCTCGGCGGGGCGGATGCGTAGCCTCATCGGCTCCCTGCTCAACCGCTCCCCCGTGCCCTACTCCGGATACAACGGCCAGCGCGCCTACGGAGCCGAAGGCCGCGGGCGGGTGCCGCAGCAGGCCACCATGGAAGCGATGGGCGCGAGCGCCACCCTGTTCTCCATCGTCAACCGCACCAGCACCGCCACCGCGAAGCAGCCGTGGCACATGCACCGCAAGAAGGCCGGCGCGTCCTGCGAGTACGACGCCGGCGGCCCGAACGAGTGCACCGCGACCGGCGTCGAACTGGTGGAGACGCATCCCGCGCTGACCGTGCTGAACAAGCCGAACCCGTTCTTCACCCGTCAGGAGCTGTTCGAGTCCGGCCAGCAGCACGTGGACCTCACCGGCGAGGGGTGGCTCGTCGTCGGGCGCATCGGCCGCATGCCGGCCGAGCTGTGGCTTGTCCGCCCGGACCGGATGATCGTCGTCACCGACCCGACCGATTACCTGCTCGGCTACATCTACCGCAGCCCGTCGGGGCAGGAGATGCCGTTGAAGCCGGATCAGGTGCTGTCCATGCGGATGCCGAACCCGATGGACCCGTACCGGGGCCTGGGCCCCGTGCAGACGATCATGTCCCAGGTCGATGGCGCGGCGTACAGCGCCGAGTGGAATGCGAACTTCTACCGCAACGGCGCGCGCCCGGGCGGCATCGTCAAGCTGTCACGGCGCATGAACGATCCCGAATTCAACCGGCTGATCGAGCGCTTCAACATCAACCACCGCGGGACGGCGAACGCCAACCGGACAGCCTTCCTCGAAGAAGGCGAATGGGTGGACGTCAAGCCCATGTCCGTCGCGGACATGCAGCTGGTGGAGACGTCCAACCTCAACCGGGACACCATCCTGCTCGCCTACGGGGCGTCGAAGTTCGACGTCGGTGTCCTCGAAGACGTCAACCGGGCGGCGTCGGGTAGCGCGAAGGCGGACTTCGGGGACCGCATGATCGAGCCCCGGCTCGACCGGTGGGCGGGCATGCTCAACAACGACTTCCTCCCGATGTTCCCGGGCGACGCCTCGCAGCTGTGCCTGGTGTATTCGTCGCCGGTACCGGCCGACCGGGCGCAGGCGCGCGAGGACAAGCTGGCATCCGCGAACGTGTACAAGATCCTCATCGACGCGCGGGTGGCGCCGAAGGACGCGGCTGAGGTTGCCGGCCTGCCCGAGATGGAGAGCACACCCGAGCCGGCGCCGGTCATGCCCGCGCTGCCGCCCGGCCGCGTACCCGCGGCGGCGCCGGATCCTGAGGCTGACCCTGCGGCGGAACCGGCAGCAGCATGACCACCGAGCCGGAGGCCGCCGGTCGCAACGCGCGCCGCTGGGCCGTGAAGGCGCACGTCGACGACAGCATCTGCGAGCCTTGCCAGAAAAACGACAAGAAGGTTTACCGTAACCGGCAGGCAGCGTACCGGGACTACCCGAACGGCAAGGGCTACAAGAAGTGCATCGGCGCGCAGTACGGCAACGACTGCCGGTGCGTGGTGGTCCAGCGAGGCAAGGGCGGAGACAACGTGGCAGACCAGGCCGAACTGATCAACAGGGCGATGACGCTGACCGCGAAGGTCACCGCCCGTGACCTCAGGCCGCCGGCCCCCGTCAACGGCCTGCCGTTCGCGGAACCGGAACGCCTGCGTGCGCAGGACAACGCGCTCTACATCTACGACGCGATCGGCGGGTGGGACGGCGCGAAGGCCATCGATGTCGCGCTTGCCCTGCGGGACATGACCGGGCCTTTGGATCTCCACCTCAACTCCCCCGGGGGTGTGATCTTCGAGGGCGCGGCCATGTACAACGCGATCAAGGCGTACGCCGGCGGGTCGGTGACCGCGTACATCGACGGCTACGCCGCGTCGGCCGCGAGCTTCGTTGCCCTGGCCGCGTCCCCGTACGACGCTGAGACCGGCACCGGTGGCGTCCGCATCGCGAAGAACGCCGTGATGATGGTGCACGACGGCATGGGCCTCGCGATGGGCACCGCCGACGATCTGCGTGACGTCGCCGATCTGCTCGACATGCTCTCCGACACGATCGCCGCGGTGTACGCCGAGCGCACCGGCGGGACCGCTGAGCAGTGGCGGGAGACGATGCGCGACGGGGACACGTGGTACAACGCCGAGCAGGCGAAAGCCGCCGGGCTCGCCGACGTGATCATCGGGGAAGTCCTGCCCACGCCGGAGCCCGGGAAAGAGCAGGCTACGGCTAAGATCTCCCTTGATTCGTTCAAGGTTGAAGCGCCGGAGGCTACGGCCGTGACCGCGGCCGACACCATCACCCCCTTCGATCTCGAAGGATTCCGCGAAGCATTGAAGGGAGTGTTGGCCACGTGACCGACACCAAGGCCCAGCCCACCACGCCGAAGGAGTGGGAGGAATACCTCCACACCACCTTCGCCACCCCCGAAGCGATGGCCACCGCCGTCAAGGACGGCAGCTTCATCGAGACGATGAAGGGCTACACCACCGCCAGCAACAAGGTCATGGACAACCTCAAGGCGGAGGTCATCGAGCAGAGCTCGGCCGCCGTGCTGGAGATGTTCAAGCGCAACGGCAACGGCAGCGGCGACGTCGTCAACGGCCGGCCCGACGTGCGCCCCACCAACCAGCGCGCCATCGACGCGGGCGTCGCGTACAACAAGTACGCGCCTGGCGTGGTGTCGGAGAACATCTGGGCCGGCGCCGGCCAGATGTTGCAGGACATCGTCAACAAGCGGCCCGGCGTCGAAGCCCTCGCCCGGCTGAAGAAGTACGACGACCTGACGGCCGCGTACTCGTCGAACGTCCCCAGCACCGGCGGCTACCTCATCCCGGAAGAGGTCCGCTCGGAGATCATGACCCGCGCGCTCGAAGGCGCGATCATGCGCCCGTTCGCGCAGGTCGTGCCGATGCCGTCGGGCAAGTTCTCCTGGCCGGTCACCGACTTCACCACCGAGGTCGGCGAGGTCTACGGCGGCATCGTCATGTCGTGGCTGGACGAGGGCCAGACGTTCACCCCGACCGAAGCGACCTTCGCGAAGATCGCGCTCCAGTCGCACAAGCTGGGTGGCCTCGCCCGCATCCCCAACGAGCTGATCCGGCACATCAGCGCCCTCGAAGCGTGGGTGCGGCAGAACATGCCGAACGCGATCCGCCACTTCGAAGACCTCGGGTTCCTGTCCGGCGACGGCGTGAAGAAGCCGCTCGGCGCGCTGCACGCCAGCAACCCCGCCATGATCGTCGTGAACGCCGAGTCCGGCCAGCCGGCCGACACGTTCACGTGGATCAACGCGCTGACCATGCTCGCCCGGCTGCTGCCGGAGTCGTGGGAGAACGCGGCGTGGATCTGCACCCCGGACGCCCTGCCGGAGATCTACACCATGGCGCTCCCGGTCGGCACCGGCGGCAGTGCCATGATGACGCCGGAAGGTGGCGGCCCGATGGCGCTGCCCCGCACTATCGCGGGTATCCCGATCATCTGGACCCGCAAGACCCCGGCCGTGCTCGGCGACCAGGGCGACATCTCCCTGATCGACCGGACGAAGTACGTCATCGGCGACGTGTCCGCCATCTCGCTCGACACCTCCGAGCACTCGGCGTTCGTGTCGGATCAGACCGACTTCCGGATCATCGAAGAGGTCGACGGCCAGCCCGGCATGCTCGCCCCGCTCACCCCGCAGAACGGCGGGCCCACCCTCTCGGCGTTCGTGCAGGTCGCGACCCGCTAAGAACTGATCTACGCCGGACCGCCGTCCACCATGGGCGGCGGGCTGGTGGAACTCCCAAGGAAGGGGAGAGATTCAATTGTCCGGCACTGGTGAGGCGCTCGGCCGCCTCTTCGACCTCGGCACCGGATGGGCACCCGTCGACCTCGACACGTCCAACGGCGCCACCGGCAAGCGGGTGTCCCTCGCGCTCGCCAACTACCTGACGTTCATCGTCATGACCGGCACCGGCGGCGCGGAGGATCTGACCCTCGATCTTCAGATGCACACCGCGTACACGTCGGGCACCTCCGCCGACCTGGACGCGTCCGGCGCGGCCACCGCAACCGGTATCGATCACTTCCACATCAAGGCGGAAACCGCCCTCGACAACGACGAGCCGTGGGTGAAGGTGACCCAGTCCGTCGCGTCGGAGGCCGTCGTCGTCGGCGCCACCTACGGTGCGATGCAGAAGCTGATCGTGATCGAGATCCACGCGGCGCAGCTCGCCGACACGTACACCCACGCGTCGCTCGTCGCGTCGATCACCACCAGCACCGCGCAGCTGTCCAGCTGCCTCTACCTCCTGCACGGCCTGCGCTACCCGCGCAAGCCCACCAACCTGTCCAACCTCCTGCGGCCCGGGGCGGCGAACGCATGACCGTCGTCAACGAGGCTGCGGCCTACGCGAAGTCGTCGCTCGGCGCGCGGGTCACTCGCGCGACCGCGACGTTGCCCGCTACTGCGACCGGTTCGCTGTTCACCGTCACGGGCGGCCTGGTCGCAGTGACCAACATCGTCGGCATCGTCACCACCTCGATCCAGGCGCAGGCCAACGCGATCAAGCTGGTAGCCACCCCGACCACGGGATCGGTCAACGACCTGTGCGCGACGGTCGAATCCAACGCGCTCGCGGCCGGCGGCCTGCTGTCGATCACCGGCCTGGCGGCGGACGCCATGGTCAAGTCGACCGGCGGCGGCATCTCGACCCTGCGCAACCGGGTGATCGTCGCGATCGGCGCGATCGGGCTGAACACGGCGGCCACCAACACCGGCAGCATCCGGTGGGTCCTGCACTACGTCCCGCTCGAAGACGGTGCCCTGGTGGTTGCCGCGTGACCAGCGTCGTGATCAACACAGCACCGCTTCCGAACAACACCACGGCGGATGTCTTCGCCGTGACCGGCCTGGTCAGGATCACCGGCCTCGCCGGATGGATCGAGGCAGAGGCGGACGATCCGTACACCGTCGCCGTGCGCGTCGGCGGCAACCTGACGACGTCGGTCAACATCGGTAGCCAGGCTGTCGGCAGCTACATTCAGGGTGCGGCCGGGGCCGGTCCGTCACTCGCCGATATGTTCGCGAGTGACACGACCATATCGGCGAGCAGCACGAACGATCCTGGCTTCGGCGAGGTGGAGTGGATCGTCACCTACGAACCACTCGCCCCCGGCGCGACGATCGTTGCCGCGTAGCAAGGATTCGGGGCCTGCCCGCATGGGCAACCATGCGGACAGGCCAACCGAGGGAGAGCCATGGAACTGACGCAGAAGGATCTCAACGAGCGTGTTGCCCGCAAGCGCAAGGGTGAGGCGTCGGACGAGGACCTCCGCCTGATCAAGCACTACGTCCGCGAGGGCTTTGAGCCGGACGCCGACACCGTGAACGGTGACCTTGAGGTCACCACCGAAGCCGAGGTCATCCCCGGCCCGAAGAGCCGGCCCCGCAAGGCGCGGCAGAATGGACCGGGTTCGCGATGACCGCAGGCCTCGCCGCTACCAACCTCGCCAACAAGTGGCTGGACATGCTCGGCGCGACCGCGTTCAGCGCGCCGTCCACCACCGCCATCAAGCTGCACACCGGCGACCCGGGCAGCGCGGGCACGGCGAACGCGAGCGCGGAGACCACCCGCAAGGCGCTCACATGGTCGGCGGCGAGCGCGGGCAGCAAGGCCATCACCACCACCCTGCCCACCTGGACGTGGGCCGCCGGCTCGGAGACGATCACGCACATCTCCGTCTGGGACTCCACTACCGCGGGCAACTTCCTCTACTCGGGTGCGCTGACCGCAAGCAAGTCGATCACCAACGGCGACACGCTGAACATCACCGCCCACTCGATCGCCTTCACGCCGATCGCCGCGTAGGCCGGGCGCGCCGCCATGGCCAACCTGTTCACGTCGCAGACGCCCTCGTCGGGGGACAACTCCGACGGCTCGCCCGGCATCACCCTGGCCACCGCACTGACCTTCGCACAGGACGGCAACGTCACCGCGATCCGCTTCTACGCGACGGCCACAGTGTCCGGCACGTACACGGTGGCGCTGTACGAGGTGACCGCGGCGGACCCGAACGGCTCGGGCGGGACGCTGCTGAACTCGGCCACGATGGGTGTCGCACCGACGGCGGCGGCATGGAACAGCGTCACCATCACCACCACTCCCGTCGTCACCACGAAGCTGTACAAGGCGGCCGTGTTCTCCGGCGCCGGCCGGTACGTGCTCACTCCCGCGTTCGGCTTCCCACTCGTCAACGGCGATATCACGGCGCCGGCCAACGGCTCGGATCCCGTCGGGCTGGGCAACCTCAACCAGGGCTCGTTCACCATCAACGCCTCGCTCGCCTACCCGACCGGCGGCGGCGGCAGTTGCTACTTCGTGGACGTCGAGTACGCGTCCGGCACGGGTGTGGCCGTCGAGGCGGACAGCGCAGTCACCGTCACGGCCGGGCGGACGACGGCCGCCGCCGTGGACAGGGCTGCGGACAGCACGGTCACGGTCACGGCCGGACGGACATCGACGG